GCCCAATGGTGCTTATACGCCCTCCTTCCCAAGTGTGGCCCCCAGACATACCTGCCACCCACACGATACGGCCGCAACGCCAAATACACTATCTCGCTGACGGTCTGGCAAATGATTGGCTTGTATATGAACCCCAACTGTTCCATATTAATCACCACTAGGTCCACAAAAGCCCTCCCCACCGCTCTCCCAAGATATGTTCGGGGTAACACATGCGCAGCGTCATCTCCACAAATCGTTCCAAACCAGTGTTCGCTTGTTCTCCGCAACAATTCCGTCAATTGTCCTGGATCCATATGTGTTGCCTGCCACACCGTGAGGTCATTTAGGGCCAGATTGATAGAAAGATCCGATGCCATTGCATTATCCAGACCATTCTTACAACTGGTCCCATCTTCCCCCGACGGGAGCATTTCTGGGGGTAAACTTCCATATACCCGCTTGTTCGTCCGTGGATCTCTTACGCTGAACCGCAATTTCCGCCACGCTCGCTCCACCTGGTCTCGGAGAGGATCCGCTTCAGCCCACTTCCTGCACATCCAGTCATAACGTGCTTCATAGATGTCCTTGGTTTTCGTCGTCTCAAAGCGCGACTCATCCCCCAACAGACACCAATACTCTCCTGTCTCCACCCTTTCACTTGCCCGATCCAACCACCTCTGCAATTCATGAGGGCCCGCCTTGCCTGCATAAAAGATATGACTTTCTGGATTGAAGTGCTTTGCAACAACTGGGGTGAAGGATTTGTAATGTCTTCCAACAATGAAATGTGGGCCCTCACTCAAATTATATATTCCCCTCACTTTATACCGTCGCTTTCGCCGTGTTCCTCCAGGGGCTCTATCCACACCGAGCATCCATTCCGATTTTGCGAACACTGAACAAAGGGCCTCCCGGTCTCGCACTGGGTCATATCCATTAGCATCAATAAATGTCAATACTTCTTCATATAACTGCTTCTGGCGATGCTGATCCACCCACTCCCGGTGCGTCATGCTGTCTATTGACCGGTCTGGTATCTGCGGCCCAAATTGGTTGTACCACAAATCAAGGAGAGGCCTCAACCCGGGACATTGTAGTGGTCGCGGCTGGAACGTCCTTGTGCACAGGGCATCGTATACGGCCCGCAAGCCCATGTGTTGATGACCTGGATACCACCCTGAGATCCCAAATCCTACCAAAACACCGACTTTCCGGTTTACGACATTCTCTGGTTTCCCCAAATCCAACAATGGAAAATTCAATTTCAGAGATGTCCCCTCAATAAAAAAGGGTTTGATGTTTTTCGGCCAAAGGTACGTGGTCGACCATAGCGGAACCAGAGGGACCGGACCACCCACCGGTTCCCCCTTTTGAATTGCCAACACG